GCATGGCGTATGCTGTGGCGTATGCTGTGGCGTATGCTGCGAGCTCGCGCGGCTCTCTTCTAGTCTTGACAGGCTCTCGCTCTCTTCTAGTCTTGACAGGCTCTCTTCTAGTCTTGACAGCAGACGCCAAGCAGACACCTCCCCCCTCCTCCGCCACCCCCGCCCGGCTGCTGGTGTCCCTCTCTTACGAGCCTCTCCACTTACTCGCCCAACAAAATTTCAAGAAGACTAGAGTATGCTATCGGCGTATTATTCAAATTCTGAACAATACTTAAAATTAAAAAAGCACCATCGAGCGAAAGCGCTTTGAGGCATAAATAGCCTTTGCCTATATAGAGTACGCGTGCAATATTGGATTATGGAAAAAGATGAGAGCGAAAGCGAAAGCGTAAAAGCCGAAAAGCGGAAAATCCGCTTGCCGCTTTTCTACGGCTTCAGTCTCAAGCAAGTTCTCGACGCACAGACGCTAGTCAGCGTCGACCTCCACGCCATAGCAGAAGCAAGAGAAAAAGAAAGACAACGTTATCCTACACTAGACTTTTCAGAACATGACAGACAATTTGACACGAACTAGAGAGGAACGCGGTGGCAAGCTGTTAAACCAGCCGGTCACCGGCGGTATAAACAGTCAGCTTCCGAACGCCTTGTTCAATGACATTGAGCCGCGACCTGGTCTTTCTACTAGGCACGAGAAAACTACTCACCGCTTAATGATCTGTCTTGCGGCGAACGGTTACACTGTTACTGAAATTGCCGACAAGTCTGGCTATACTGTTTCCGCCGTCTCGAACATTCTCCGCCAGCCTTGGGCGCGAGCTAGAATAATCTCCATGCAACAGGAAGCCGGAATGGACGAACTGTCTCAACTAATAAGAGGCGAGGCTAAACAGGCTATCTTGCGTATTAAAGACCGAGCAAGAAACGAACTTCTTCAAGCCCAGGCTCCGGCAATCTGTCAGCGGGCAGACGAATACCTAGCCGATCGTTACCTGGGCAAAGCCAAGCAAAGCGTTGAGCATAGCTCGAAACCCTTTGACCAGATGAACGACGCCGAGCTTTTGAAAATTGTCCAAGGTGCTGTGGGCGAACAAGACATAGAAGAAATCGGAGCAGGAGCGGCGTAGTGGCATCGAAGCGAAATAACTTTTACTTTACTTTACGTCCTTGTCCTCCAACGCCTCCATCGTCTCTAACGCCTCTAACATCCAGCTTCCGGACCACGTTCGCGCAGCGGCGTTAGAGCTTCTTGAGCGTTCCGAGATCCGGCGTAGCTTGAAAAAATGGGCCATAAAAATTGGCTACATCCCTGCCTATCATCATCAAGTAATGATCGCTCACCTTGAAAAAGTTGCTTGGGGCAAGATCAAACGCCTGCTAATAATGATGCCGCCCGGCAGTGCTAAAAGTAGCTATGGCAGTGTCGCCTTTGTTACTTGGTATCTAAACCAACCATCACTCTATGCTGACGTTCCTGTTAATTCTATTCTCGCTTGTTCTTACTCGAAGGATTTGGTTGTGGGTTTTGGCCGCGATTGTCGCAATCACGTGGAAAATTACGGAAACGTTCTTGGATATACTCTTGCACCGGACTCCAAGGCCGCCGACGAATGGCAAGTGGTAAGACCGGACGGCTTGCGCGGGCGGTATTTCTGCGCGGGCACTGGCGCTGGTATCGCTGGTCACCGGGCAACTCTTGGCTTGATTGACGACCCTGTAGGTGACGAGACAAAAGCTCGGTCTAAAATAGAGCGTACTACCCTAATTCGCTGGTATATAAATGACTTTTATCCAAGACTGCTCCCCGATGCTCCAATAGTCTTAATATGTAATCGCCGCGACGAGGAAGACCTCGCAGGCTATCTTTTACAAACTGAGCCTTCTGAGTGGACGGTCTTGGATTTTCCTCTTCTCGCACGAGAAAATGACGTGCTCGGTCGCCCGCCGATAGACTTTACTTTACTTGATCGTCTTGAAAACGGCACAATTCCAGCGTCCGAAATAGACTCCGTTTATGAAGACAAAATCAAGCCTAGCTTGCTCTGGAATACGTGGTTCAACAAGTCTACAATCAAAGGCGCTATTAAAGACGCCCGAACTTTCGCAACACTCTGGCAACAGCGACCTACACCCGAAAGCGGAGACTTCTTTAAAAAAGAAGACATCTGCGAGTATACTCCCGATCAGCTTCCCAAAGATGGCTTGCGTATTTACATTGCCTCTGATCACGCGGTTAGCGAGGCTGAAACTGCTAACCGGACTTGCCTGCTTCCGGTCGGGGTCGATGACTCTGATAACATCTGGATACTGCCAGACATATTCTGGAAGGTTAGCGCGCCTGGGGATGTTGTAGAAGCCATGCTAGACATGGCTGCAAGGCGTCAACCATCAGTATGGTGGGCCGAAAAAGGCCACATCAGCATGGCATTAAAGCCGTTGATCGAAAAGCGCCAACGCGAGCGTGGGCCTTATTTCTACATAGAAGAAGTTCATCCTGGACGCGACAAGCGCACGCGCGCTTCGGCTATCAAGGGGCGTATGCAAGCGCATAAGGTATTCTTTCCAGCTTTCTGCCATTGGTGGCCGGACGCCTTGCATGAGCTTATGAGCTTTACGGGTTCTGGCTCAGACAAGTCCGACGACTTCGTTGACGCTTTAGCTCACATAGGTATGGGTCTTAATAGGATGACCTCTGGACGCCGGACAGTTAATCAAGAAGAACTAAACGCCCAGCGCGAACGCGAACAGATTGAGACGCTTTCTCCAAGCCGGTTGACGATGAAATGGATTAAAGACTCGGCAAATCGTCTTGAACGCTATCGCTCGCATGTAAGCTTGGACAAATAACTTTCGTCTAAAATGAACAGCTTAGGAGGTGATGATATGCAAAAGTTTGGTGAAAGCCAGACAGGCGCTCTCGTCGGTGGCCGAACCAGCGGCATCAACGACTCCGACGAGGCGTCACCTCTGTCCTTCTCTGACGAGTCTAATAAGCCTGAGGCTTCCGATCGCCTTCGAGTTGGCGATCAAGAGCGGATGACTACCAAGCCATCGCCAAACGAAGAGGCGTTTGTTAAATACTGGCTCGCTCGTATTAAATCAGCTCAAGCTAAAATGCAGTCTGACTTTGACCGAATGCACGACAATCAGCGTTTTGCCAAAGGCTTACAATGGGCCGGGCAAAACACGCTTGACAGCGACAAGTATGTCTGCAATCTTGTTCTTCAAGCAATTAACAGAGGCGTCGCTGCGCTATACGCTCGTGACCCTAAGGTTGACTACCACCGCCGCGAGCGTATGGACTTTGCTATCTGGGACGAGCGGATAGAGACGTTGCAAATGGTGCAACAAGACTTAGCTATGAACGGCCCAAATGCCAACCCCATGTCACAAGCTATCATAGCGGACTATCAGCAAGGAAGGCAGTGGAAAGACACCGTTGACCGTATCGGCAAGATCATTAAGATAGTTGTTCAATACATGTTCGACACTCAACAGCCTAGCTTTAAGCTTCAAATGAAGCAGCTTGTGCGGCGTGTAAAGACTAACTACGTCGGCTATCTACGAATCAAATATCAAGATAGTTTTGAACCGTCAATGACGACGAGCGAGACACAATCTACTATAGTCGCCCGTCTGCGGACAATCGCTCATCTTGTAAAGAAATATGAATCAGATAAACTTACCGACAACGCAAAAGAATTCGAGACGCTACAGGCTCTTGCATTATCTATCGGACAATCAATTACTAGCGGTGATACTCAGAATATACTTGAACAGATCGCGTTTGACTTCCCGCCAAGTGACTCAATTATTGTGGATAGCCGATGTCGACAACTTAAAGGCTTCGTCGACGCCCGTTGGATTGCACAAAGGTACTGCCCATCGTTGGATTATGTTAATGAACTTTTTGAGCTTACCGGAGGCGAGAGAGAGCTTACAGCTACTAGCGTCACAAAACTTTATAACAAACATGGAGATGAATACAAACAAGCCGACTCTGACGCGAACTCAAATTCAAAGGACGACGAAGAGGAATGTAAGCCCCATTGCTTGATGTTTGAGGTTTTTGATCTTGATACGAAAAGCACGTTCTTTTTAGTCGACGGCTGTAAATGGCTTATCCAACCGCCGGAAGCTGTTGAGCCAGAGACAAACAGCTTTTGGCCGATTAAGGTTTTGACGTTTAACGACATAGAGTGCGACCCACAAGCGTACGAAGGCGGCGACTCTACTCTCTTTGGCCCTAGCGACGTTGATCTGCTGCGTAGTACACAACGCGAGTATAACCGCACTCGCGAAGCGTGGCGTTGGCAGCGCATAGCTAACTCGCCAAAATACATGACTGGTCGTGGTTGGCTTACAGACAACGACAAGGACGCCATTAACAATGCCGAAGACAACTCCATAGTCGAGCTTGAAGGTGCGCCTATTGGTAGTGACATAGGCAAGATGCTTGCGCCCTTCCGATACGCGCCGTT